CTGCGCACAAGTCCACGCTCGTCCCTGTGGTCGGGTTCGCCGTCAGCTTGGTGTTATTGGCCTGGTTTTGGATGATCGTTGTCACCTCACCCAGGATGCCCATGATCGCCACCCGACCGCCAACGACGTTGAACAAAGCGCCTGCCGTGGTTTGTGGCAGCGTTGCCGTCGCCCGGTCAACCCGTAACCCCAGGATGACATTCGAGACGGCTGCCAGCAAAGTGCTGTTATTGATAGGCATGGATCACCTATCCTTTGCCCAGGCGGAGCTGCTTGATCAGGATGGCGCTGGTGATATTGGCTGCGTTCGAGGCGCCAGTGGTCACGTTGATATAGCGGAAACCGCCCGCCACATCCAGCGCAATCTCCGGCGTGATCTCGAACACGATTGCCTTGACCTTCACGCCCGCGTCGGTCGTGTAGTTCTTGGCTGCTGTCTGGCGTGTCCAGGCCGTCCCCGCGGCCATATCCAGGATCGTGGCAATCGGCACGTTGTTTGTCAGCGCCTTCGAGCCAGCGCCCGCTGCAGAAGTCCCCTGCACAGGTGATACCGCAATCGTAGCCGCATTGCCCTGGTCCACGTAGAAAACCAGCCATGCCTTCTGGCAGTTGCCAAGGTCAGCATACACCGTCCCGGTGCGTCCGGCTGCATCCGCAGCAGGCGCCAGCAGGTGTTCGATGCTTAAGTTACCAGGAAGAAAGTTGCTCATCTCATACCTCCTATGCCCGGGTAGCCAGAGCAACAAATGGGCTGGTGGTCGCGGTCCCCTTATACGGGGTCAAAGCCGATGCCAGCGCCGGTTGTCCATCAACCCGGTAGATAAACTTGAATGCAGTCTCGTCGGTCAGGAACTGCACGTGGATCGAGCTGTACGTTTCGACCGGGCCTTTTTCCCAGCCCATGTACCAGCTCATATCTGCCACGACGATGTCCCCGACTGTGCCCAGGGTTGGGTTGAACTCGGTCTCGAGCACCGGTCTCCCCTTCAGGCGTCCGTACGGAGAGTCCGCCACGCCGCCAGGCGGCATGTAAGCCGGTACCCCGGCCACGCCAACGGTATAGGCCAGCACATCCAACTGGGATGATACGTCCTGGTTGATGAACCAGTACGCGCCAGCTTTTGAGCGTCCGGATAGGCGCGCCCACATCTTGTTGATGTTTTCCAAAACCACGGTTGCAGCAGCCTGCCCAGCCTCCTTGGCTACACTCACCAGGGAGCCCGAGTTCAAGATGCCAGCAGGTCCACCAACGCCATTCCCGTTCAGGATGTCGTCGTTGAGCATGAAGTCGATCTCCTCACCCGCTCCCTGCGACAGCACCGCATTCAGCAGGGACTGGTCGGCCAGGAGCTCGTCCGTGGCATACCCGAAGACACGATATTTCTTCAGGCGCCAATCAATCGGGCGAAACTTTGGAGCGCTGCCAGTTGCAGACACACCCTCGCCGTCACGATAACCGCGGATACCACCCCAGCGGCTTCCGGTTGCCCGGCTGGTTTCGTCCACGCCGTTCAAGCGCCCCGAAGCTGCGCCACTCGTTGGCAGCCAGTTGATTCGAGACGAGAACGGCCCAACCTCGTGCGCCGGTTTCAGAAGGATGTTGGCAAAGTTCGGCTGTAACAGAAATCCACCATCAGCCCCAACCGCCTCCGACATCCCCGAGGCTTTTTCCTCGTGGACTTCGAGCTTGACCAGGCGGGGGTCCATCTTGCGCCCGTTCGAACCATAGAAGGTCCTCACCGCCCCGAGCATCTCGCCAAAGTTATTGAACGGTCGATCTTCCTCGGCCTTAACCACCTGGACGCCTTGCCCAAGGTGTGCGGCTTTGGTTCCCGCAGTCTCAGCCAGGTAGCTCTCGCCTGCGCCCACACGTTCGAGCAGCTTGATCTGCTCCATGATCTGGTCGGCTTCGTTCATCAGAGCGCTGACCTGGTCGGCCTGCTCCTTTGTGAAGACGCCATCCTTGGCCAGCGCGTTCAGCGCCTTGGCCTGGTTGATTTTCTCGGCATATAGCCGCCGAAGCTGTTCTAAAGTCATACTAACCTCCAACTCCTAAGTAAGATATTTCACGTTCTGCAATCGACAACCGGCTTCGAATCTGCTCAGTGAGTGCGAGGAGCTTTTCAGAATCTTCCTCCTCCGGCTCGGCTGATAACAAAATCTCCGACAAGGTGTCTAACGCAGTCTTAAGCCGCTCCAAATTACGAGCGGATAACACCCGTCCAGCCTTGAGCGCATCTGCATCCAGAGCGCTCTGGACGGTAGTCACCAATCCATTCAGTAGCACATACTGCTCTTTCGGCATACGTTCCTCGTATGCAGGCAGCAGGGGAGCCAGAGAGCGCTTCGCTGCTACCGTTAACTCGTTCATTCCGTAGGTCACGTCACTCGTGTCCCATAAGCGCACTTCCTTCAGATTCCGCACCATCACGCTCTGACCCTCCGTCTTCATCTCCTCGAACGCAAACTTCACAGGGTCATACCCGATGCTCATCTCCGCAATTCCCCCCGCCTTGATCCCTGCCAAGATCTCATTCCCTCGCTCCGTATCCAGGTACTCCCTGGTCACTTGCAACCCCCCCGTCGCCTCTGGGTGCGCCGCTTTCAAATCCTCCGGCAGATCATCCCTCCCCACCTCCACCAGTTCCTTGATCACCGCCGTCGGCGGCTGCCACATATCGTGCATCCACAGGTGCCGCACCCGCTTCCCATTCTCCTGGATCGTCTTCTTGAACGCCCCCTTCTGAATCCGGTCATTCCCCGCATCCACGTTCCCCATAATAGCCGCCAACCCCGTCACCACCCTGCCATCGATAGCCTTCGGCTGTGCGATCAAAAGTTTATATTCCATATCTCACCTCAACAACCTGCGAATTGACTCGCGGAACATCTCTACCATCCCTGGCCAGGCCTTCTCCACCACGCCTTGCAGCGTCCACCACCTGCCCCGGTGCGCCGCCGACTGCCGGTTCTCATCGATCACATACGGCGCATACTCGGTATTATTTCCGATCACGCCAACGGTCTCCTGACCAAAAGGCCTGACTTCCGTGTACATGCTTTTTCCCAGCCTTTCCGTGCGGGTGTAGGTGCTGTTTGGCGGCTTGGCAGGATAAGGTGGAACCTGGCTCCAGGCGTATTTCATCGCCTTGTCGGTGGCTTTCCTGATTTCCGAATCCATCTCCCTGGCGATCCGCCCCATTTTGTTTGACAATTGCTCAAGACCCTTGATCACGATGTCCATTAGTTCACCACCGGCTGGATATAACAGCGGCAGTTCACGTGGGCTGGCGGAGTATGCTCGCTATCGTCCAGGCTGTATACCTCCCCATTGAACCCGCTACAGACCGGGCACACCAGCTCATCCTCTCCCGTCATCCACCGTTGGCCATCCACCACGCCGCTCTCTTTCCAGGCGATCTGGTTACCGCTCGCGAATGACCGGGTCGCCTCGGTGACGCCGATCATCTCAGCGCGCACCGCTCCAAACATCGGCTCAAGCTGGGTGATCAAATCATCCAACGGCGCGCCCGATTGTACCCATCCTGCCAGGGCATCGCTGACATAGCGCTGGCTCGTGTCCGTGATCCCGCTGACCAGCTCATACGAGTAGCTTTGCGCCCACTTCAGCGCCGCCTGGTTGACCAAACCCCAGTCCACACCGATTCCGATCTCGAGCAAATCGTCCAGCGATGACTCTGCCGCGTCCAGCGCAGCCCCAAGGATCAGCGGCATGAGTATCCGGTAAAGCAATTCCTGCTCTTTGCGCCAGAACTCAGACTCAAGCGCCTTGGTCTCGACCATCACCCAGGTATCAACCGTTCCCGTTGGCATTGGCCAATTCCTTTTTGATGCGCTTCATCTGGCTGTCGAAGTATTCCCCGACCGCCTCGGTCATCAGCTTTTCATGCTTTCGGCGTTTCTTGGCGTCCGGCGCCTCTGCGGCCTTTGACGTCCCTGCGACTGACTCAATATCCATATGGATTACCCTAAGCGGTCTTGCCTTTGGCGCCTCTCCATCGGTCTCTTCGTCCGTATCTTCCTCAGTCCCCAGGATTTCCACTGGCACGCTCTTAAACACGTCGCCTTCTGGGCGCTCGGGCAGACCCACCTCAGCCCGAAACTCATTATTTGTGATCGCGCCCGCGTTCCAGGCAACCGTCGCTCGCTGCCAGCGTGAGTTTCTTTCTTCCTGCAAGGCTGGAACAGCGTTGAAATCAAACTCGATCAGCGGATCCCCAAACTCATTGCCCAACTGATTTTGTAGAACATCCAGGAACGAGGTGTACATCGGGATCAGGCTATCCTGCCACCATGCCCGCCTGGCCTCGCCGTAGTTGGCATACGTCGCTCGATCCAGTCCGACCTTTGCACCAATCAGGATCGGAGGCACATCCAGCACCATGCAAATCCTGGCCTCCGACCTGGCGTCCAGTGTCTCAAACCCAAGCTCCTGGAACGAGAAGCCAACCTTCTGGTACTCGGCGTCGGTATCCAG